ATCCGTGGTTCCACTTGTTCAGCCGGGCGTAGTCCGGCGTGAGGTCGCACAGGCAGCCGGTCGACCAGCACGTCGTTTCGGAGTGGAACATATCGGGCTCACAGTGAACGCTCGTCCGGTGGCCGTGGCCCTCGAGCACCGTATGGTGAAGCCGGAGGAACGCGCCGCGTGCCTGGTTGACCGGGGCCGAGATTCCGGTCCCTTTCTCGTGGCCGTGGAGGACAGGCAGGCGGCCGAGCATGATCGGCCGCTTCTCCTCAACAAGCGTGATGTCGTGCTTGTCGAGGTGGAGCCAGGCCCCGAGACTCATCATGCGCTCGTCGGAGATCTCCGGGGCGTGCTGCCAGAGCCAATGATTCCACCGCTCTTCGTGGTTTCCGCTTTTGTAGACCATCGGGACCGAGCCGAACTCATGGCGGAGGTAGGCGATGAACTGCCGGCAGTCCTCGAGCTCGCCCTTGAAGTCCCGTTGCCGCGGATCCTTCATGTAGCGCGAGATCGCGTAGAAATCGGCGATGTCGCCGTTCAGGACCAGGGCGTCGATCGCCTCGGTCTTCAGGTGGCCGATCGCGGCCCGGACGGCCCGCTCGTCGTGGTAGGGGACGTGTACGTCGCTCAGGATTCCGACGCGGCCGACGACGCCCAGGTCGTGGGGCGTCCACGGCTCGGCCTTCGACGGCGGCAGCTCGACGCCCTGGCCGGGCTGGCGGGCCGGGCGACGCAGGCCTTCGCGCCGGACGAGCCGCCGGTTCATGGTGCCGTTTTGGCCCAGCCGCACGCGGATCATCGACCGGGCCTGTTCCAGCGTCATCGCGTTATTCGTCTTCGCGACGAGCATCCGCGCGAGGCCGCGGGCTGGGTGCCCAGGGTTCTCGGCGATCAGGCGGTCGGCGAGGGCACCGATCGGGCCGGCGGTCGGCATGGGGGCCTCCTTGCGGGTCGTCGGCGGATCCTCCGCCGGTTTCAGTCTGTCTGCTCGGCGGGCTGATCCAATGGGCGGCCGATGCCCAGCTTGTGGCCCAGGCGGTTCAGCCAGTCCTGGCGTTCGGCACAGCCGCAGTCACGGCCCACGACCGCCGCGACGCGGTCCTTCGTGATCCCGACCGACGACAAGCCGGCGGCAACCATGTCGCCGAGGCCGGGGCTCATGTTTGGATCGGATGCCACACGCCACTCCCAGGAAACAGGTAGGCGGCCGTTCCAAGAGCCCATGTCGGCGACTGCGAAGCCCCTAGCATGTTGTATTCCTGCCCAGCGATGACCGCTTTCGCAGAGTAAATCGTAAACGACTCGGTGATGATTGGATTCATTCCGTACAGGCCGGCGACAGCGTCCTCGGCGGATACCAGCGTGACCGATGTAGATCCGACGCCGGCCTCTGGAATGTATCCGCTGCTTGAGCCACACTGCACGCTGTCGGGTAGCGAGCTATCAAAGACGGTAAAGTCCATCTGCTCAATGTTGGGCCAGTCGCTGCTCGGCATCCAGTTCAGGGAAAAAACCTGCTGCCCGTTGTTTGTTGCAGTGATTGACTGCGCGGCCCGATGTTGCCGAGTTCCAAAAATATCGAAAAGAAAATACTGCAAACTTCGCCGGCATGGCGTGCTCGCGCCGGTTGTGTGGCATGGTATCTCGCACACGCTGATCCGCTCGTAGTTGAAGAAGTAGCTGTCAAGCGAAATCCGCAGAGATCCGCCGGCTGTTGGCCGGTAGTTGTTGAATGAGTCGTTGAGCGGGACGCGATGGTAAAACATCTCGACCTGCAATTCTTTTTGGTCCGCCGACGACTGCATCGGCGAAGGCAACGTGTCGAGGGCCGTGCTCTTCCATTCGGCGGCGTAGTCGAAGCCCTGGTAGTTGACGTAGATCGTTCGCGATACGGCAACGGTTTGCCTCGGCAGGTACCTGGTTGTCGATATGTTGACCGGCTGTCCTTGGTAGAGCGTTTGAACGACGGACTTCGACCACTCAAAGTCGATCAGTAGCGTCGTCGCCTGCATAAAGATTCTGTAGTCCGGGCATGACACGCAGCACGGCGAGCACGGGCTTCCGAGCATCATGGCCTAGCACTCCGCCGCGACCAGAATCCACTGATTGCCCACGCTCGCGCAGGCGACCTTCTTCGTCCCGCTCGAGACCGTCACGGCCGCGAACCAGTTCGTCGCCGTGAACGTCCGCGTCGGTGTCAGGGCCGAGCCGTCGGGCCGGAGCTGCGTGACCGTCGCTGTGGCCCCCTTGGCCCAGCTCGCCGCGATCGTTCCGAGCCGGATCTCGCTGTCTTCGCCCCCAGTCCGGAACGTGACCGGGGCCAGGTCGCGGTCGCCTCGCTCGGCGTCGCGGACGACGGTCGCGATCCGCTTCGCCGTCCGGCGGTCGAACGTGATCCGCTCGCGGCGGCCTGGCATTAGGACGGCTCCCCGAACGTGGAGAAGTTCGACGAGTCGTACACGTCGAACGCCAGGGCGTCCGGGGCCTCGCCGGCGGGCTTGGCCGCCCCCGCGCCCGTCAGGGCGACCGGCTGCTTCACGGCCTTCCCGTCGGCCCCGACGATCGCCTGGCGTTCGCCGCTGACCAGTTCATTGAAGCCGACATCCCAGGGCTTCAGCGCCCAGCCGTTCTTCCGGTAGCGGAACTCCCAGACGGTCTCCCAGTAGGTGGACGTGGACTCGGACCCTTCGGCCGGCGCGTTCGTTCCGTCGTTCGGCGATGGGCCCGAGGTGCCGGTCGTCGCCGTGGCGATCGTCTTCTTCTGGGCCGACCGGAAGTTTACCTTCCAGGTCCCAGAAAGGCCGTAGTTCCAAAAAGCTTCGTTTACGGTGTTTGATTGCTGAACCCTGACAGCGTCCCAGCTCATGTCGGAGTAGCACTTCGTGAGCGTCCACGAGATGTCGTCATTCTCCTGCTCCAGGCCTTCGAGCGGGTCGCCGGCAGAGTTGACGATCGTATCCCCGTCGATGTCCTGGAACGCCGGGCCCGTACTGGTGCCGCCGCTGGCGGCCCAAGAGTCTTCCGGAATCCCGTTCTCGTCCGGGATCGCCTCGGGCGGCGGCGCGTAGTAGTTCACCGACAGCGTCCACCAGAGGCCGACATCGTCGGCCATGTCGAGCGAGAACTCCATCGCCTTGCACGCCGACTGTGCCGGGTGGGCGGCCCCGTACACGATGCCGGGAGCCCGGCAGATCGCCACCTCGGACGTGGCCGGGTGATCGACGCGGATCAGGAACGCCCGCGAGTAGGTGTTCGACTCTCCGAACTTGCCGGAGACCTTTTTCCCTTTTGCGGTTTCACGCCAGCCGACGACAGCCATCAGGCACCCCCGAAGACGAGCTCGGTCGAGTCGAATCCGCCGTCCTCGTTCCCTGACTGGACGGCGTCGCGGATCTGCTCAAGGACGCCGAGCTGTTGCTCCTGGACGTTGCCGGCGTCGCCACGCATGAGGCGGAACATTTCCGCGATCCCTTCCCGCGAGGTCGAGTCGGTGGCCTTCAGGGCCTCGGTGGACGCCACCGCCTGGGCCGGGGCCACGGCCTGCGGGCCGACGGTCTGCCGGGCCGCCGTGTCCTGCTGGGCTGCCGCCTGCTCGGCGCGACGCCTCGCGTCGTCGATCATTTGCGACACGGGCCCGACCGCCGCCGGGGCGGCCGCCGCGGCCGACTCGCCGAAGGCGTTCCCGAACGCCGTCGACGCCGCGTCGAGGTTCTGGTTCATCGAGGCGGCGAACTGGTCGCCCGTCGCGGCCCAGCCGTCGGCGGACTGATTCAGCGACGCGGCCATATCCCCGAACCCGGGGATCACGCCGGCAATCGTCGCCGCAGCCCGGTACAGGCCCGCCACGATGTCGGAGAACAGCCCGCCGATGATGTTCCCCACCGCCTCGAACGTCTTGAACGCACCGTAGAGCAAGTTCCCGACACGCGTCCCCAACTCCCAGCCGGTGGCCCAGTATTCGCCGACGGCCGTCGCGTACTCGAACACGCCGCCCAGGCCGGCGATCACCCAGTCGGCGATCCCGGCGAAGAACTGCGCCCCCTGAAGCAGGGCGTCGCCGATGGCCTGGCCGATGTTCGCCCCGCCGACGCTACCCACGAAGTCCGAGAACGCCGTCGTGACCGCCTCGACGGCCGGGGACAGGTAGGCCACGATCTGGCCGACGACGCCCTGGATCGCCTGCTGGGCCCTGGTGAACGAATCGTTCATCGCCTCGACGTTCTGCCCCTGGGCGTTCGTCAGCGTCAGCCCGAAGGCCTCGGCCTCGCGGCGGGCGGCGGCGATCCCCTCGGCCCCCTGGGCGAACATGGGCAGCATGGCAGCCCCGGCCCGGCCGAAGATCGCCACGGCCGCGGCGGCCCGTTCGGCCTCGGTCGGCAGGGCGGCGATCGACGCGGCAATCGCGTCGAACCGCTCGGCCGCGCTCATGCCTTGGAGCTGGTCCATGGACAGGCCGAGCCGGTCGAAGACGGCCCGGGCCTGCTTGGAGCCGTTGGCGGCCTTGACGAACGCGATGTCGGCCTTCGTGGCGGCGGCGGCCACCTGATCCATCGACACGCCCGACAGCTCGGCCGCGAGACCCAGGCCCGCCAGCTCGCCGTAGGTGAAGCCCAGCCGGGCGGCGAGCTTCGAGGTCGAGTCGATCACCTCGGCCTGGGCCTGGCCCATGTTCACGAGAGACCGGACAGCGTCGGACACGCCGCGAACGACGGACCCGAAAAGCTGGGCCCCCTGGATCGCGATTAGGGCATTGAGGCGGCGGGTAACGGCGGTCGTAGCGGTCTCGACGGTCGCGGCCGCCTTCTTGAACGCATTCGCGCCGCCCTGGCTTTGTTTAAGCTCGTCGTTGGCTGCGCCAACGGCGCGGAGGTAGGTCTTCGTGTCGATCGCCCCGGCCGCGTGGAGTTTGTTCAGCTCGTCAAGCCGGCGTGCGTGCTTCTCCTCGGAGCTGCGGTACTGGTCGGTGATGGCAGCGCCGCGGGCCATCGTGGACGCCGTCTCGCTGGCCGCCTGCTCGACGAGTTGCATACGCCGGGCGAACTCGTCGGACGTGATCCTTCCGGCCTGAAGGGCCTGCTGGAGTCCTTCGGAGAGCCGCGTAAATCTCGACAAGGCGGCGGACGACGCGTCGGCAGCCGGCCCCACGTTGCCGACGCCCATGTTCCCGATGGACTGGAGTTGTTGAAAAGCCGAACCCAGGGCTCGGGCGTTGCCACCCACGCGACCGAAGGCCGCGATCGCAGTATTGACGCCGCTCGTGAGTCCGTTGGTGCTGGCCGAAAAGACAGCGGACACCTTGCCGATGGCTGCCATTAGTCGCTCTCGTGTCGTTTCTTCAGGCCCGGGATTTTCATGAGCTCGCGGAAGATCTCGTCGTCGGTCTGGGGAACGCTGCGGTAGGTCGGCAGGAACTTCGCCTCGATCTCGTCGTCTGGGTCGAACTTCGCTCCGAGCGTCACGGCCAACCACACCGCCAGGCGGGCCGTCCGTTGCCAATCCGTCCCGAAGGGCTCCAGGAGGTAGTATCCGCACCAGCGGCGAAACTCCCGAACCGTGATCTTCGAGGCGAGGGCATCGACGCTCGGTTCCCCTAGTTCGATCGCGAGCCGGTGGAGGAACAAGACCGCCGGCTCGCTCTTTAGTTTTTTGCCTCCCCCTTTGCCGCGTCGTCGTCGTTCCGGAGCACCGTCTCCCAGCACTTCGTGTAGAGATCCATCACCTGCCGCGGGCTGGCCTCGAGCAGGGCGGAGGCCTCGGCGTCGGTGAGCTTGCGCCGGCCCTGGCCGTCGGCGATACAGATCGCGATCGTCCGGGCGATCAGGTCGGCGGACGGGTCGCGCTTGTCGGCCCCGGCCTTCCGGTGCTCGATCGTGATCTCGTGCCACTCGCGGAAAGTCGGGTAGCGGAGACGGACGGGCTTTGCCGCGCCGGCTGGCGTCACCTCGACGACGTCGGGCGTGGCGGTTCCGAAAATGTCTTCGGCTGTCGTGGGCATTAGGCAAAAAATCCTGTGAACGTGAAGGTCGCGGTCCCGCGGAGCTTCTCTCCGACGGCGGCCTCTAGTTCCAAATTGTCGAGGTACGCCAGCCCAACCAATGCCCCGCCCGACGGCAGGGCGAAAACCAGCGGGGCGACGCGGCCGATGTCGGCACGCGAGAACACGGTCTGGCCGATGAACTGAACGGCGACCCCGCCGGCGTCGACGCTCGTCGGGTTCGACTGGAGCAGAACGCGGGAGTTCGCCCCGGCCCCAAGGACGGGCGAGAGCAGGGAGGTACAGTCGAACTTGCCGGAGACGGACTGGGTGGCCTGGATGTTCACCAGGCTACCGAGGACAACTCCGCCGAACGAGACCGTCGCACCCTGGGCATCGGCGAATGGCATCCCATCCCCCTTAGCCCTTGATTACGAACGTGGCCGTACCCTTGATCTTCTCGCCGACGGCTGCTTCGAGCTCAAACTCGCTGCACCGCGCCGGGTCGTTGAGGCCAAACTTCGCACAGACGAGCGTCAGCTCGCTATCGGTGTCCGGCTCGTCGTCGCCCAGGTAGGAGAGCGAGATCTCGATCGAGCGACCCGCCGGGCCGTAGTCGTAGAGGGCCGGGGCTTCGTAAACCTTGTCGGCACCGCTCGCGAGCGAGAGCGTCGATACGTCGACGTCCTGGTCGTAGCCCTTGCCGGTCTTCTTCACCTTGATGTTCGTGGCCGAGAACTCGACGCCGCCGAACGTAAACGTCGTACCCTGTGAGTCTGCGACAGGCATGGCTACTCTTCCCAGCGGATGGTATAGGTCTGCTCTACGACAAAGGTCGGAAGATCGCGCCCCTCGAGAAACACGGGATCGGCGTCCCGCTCGTTGTCGAGTTGCACGCTCAAGATGTTCGCCCCTTCGCCCGGTCCCTGGAAGTTATTCACGGCGGCCCGGACGGCGTCGGCCGTGGTCTTCACGGCGAGGTATCCGTCGTTGTAGATCGTGATCTCAAACGTCCCGACTGGGGAGTCGAACGCGCCGTCGAGCTGCTGGACGCGGGCCGTAGCGGTCCTCATGTAAACCACGAACGGCGGGGCCTGGCCCTCGTTCACCACCAGTGGGTAGGCGTTGCACCCGGCCACGCCTTCGATCGCCATCCGTAGCCACGCCTCGGGGCTTGCCATGCGTTACGCTCCGAAACCAGGGTTTTTGCCGGACGCGTTTTCCTTGACCGCCTTATCGAAAGCGACGGCCAATTCGGCCGCTAACTTGTTCGCCGCTGGCTGGCCGAACTCCCTCATCGTGCGGCCGATCATGTCGGCCGCCTGGAGCCCGGTAGTTGTTCCGTACTGGTGCCAAATGGCCTTTCGGCTTTCGAACGAGGCCCGGTAGCCGAGCACGCCCCAGACGAACCCGTCCTGGTTGCGGCCGGTCTGGCCTGTCCTTGTCGTCACGGCCCGCCGCATGGCTCCGGTAGAGATAGGCTTTTCGCCCTTCTTGCGGCGGCCGCGGCGTGTACCCATGGGCGGCGTATTCTTCCGCAGGATCGGGACGCCGGGCTTCAGGACACGACGCATAGCCGCTCCCATGTGCTTCCTGGCGATGTGCCGCGGCAGGGATTTGAATCGGTCCATCACGACGGCGACGGCCTTATCGGCGTCGTAGTCGGTGAAATCGTAGCGGTCGACCCTCCACGATAGCGCGATCATGTGGCCTGCTCCTCGACCGCGAGTTCGTGCTCCTCGCGGAAGCCCCGCTCGATCACGCTGGAGACGTACAGCACGCGGCCGCCACGGCTGATCCACCGGAGCCGGTGCTTACCCGTCAGGCCCGGGAAGTACCTGATCCGAACCGTTGCCGAGACCGAGCCGCCGACCTGCCCGCGGCGGGTCTGCTCCGAGTATGAAATGGCTTCGTACGACCCGTAGCGGCGGCCCTCTTCCTGCCAGGTCTGCACCGACTCGCCCAGGGCGTTCCGGGTCTCCGTCGGAGACTCGATCGCGAACACTTCGCGGAGCAGGCCCGAAGGGAGCGGCATCACCAGACCCCCGTTGTCGACTCGCTGGCGAGAAGCGTCTCGAACGCCATCGGCACCTCGGCCGGGGCGTCCAGGCTGGCCGCCTCGCGGTTGGCGTACAGGTGGGCCACGTAGAGCAAGATCGCCGCCCGGAGCTGCGGGGCGATCGGCTGGCCGGGGGCCACGCCAGCCCAGTAGGTGGCGACGACCTCGCCGGTGGCCGCCGCGTCGAGCTCGATCTCGGAGGAGTCATCGTCGAGTTCGTAATCGCTCGAGGTCAGGGCCACGCCGTCCACCGTCAGGGCGAGCGGGTGGTCCTCGTCGACCAGGACCGGGCCCACGAGCGGCAGGACGACGGCCCCGGCGTCCCACCTGCTGCGGAACTGGGTCGCGACGAGGGCGATCCCGAGCCGCCGCTCGATGAGCCGGCGGGCGGCTGCCATTTGGGCGACGATGTAGAGGTCGTCGTCGGTCTGGTCCGGCATCAGCCGGAGGTGTTGCTTGACCTCGGCCAGCGAGACGGGCTCGACCGTGGGCGGCGTGAGGAGTTTTACCGATCGAGGCGTCATGTTGGCTCCCTATACGAAGGCGGCCGGGGGCGGCATCCCTGCCAGCCCCCGGCCTTGATTCCGTTCGACCGGGGATCAGCCTCAGTCGATGACCAGCTTCGACACGAACTCGGGGGCGTGGTTCGCGATCCCACAGCGCTGCTTCGCGACAAAGAGCGTCTGGTCGTTCACCGCCCGCACCTCGCGGAGGGCGTCGACCCGGAGGCCGCTGGCCTTCACCGCGACGGCCGTTGCCATCCCGAAATCGCCGTACAGGGCGAGGGTCCCGGCGGGAAGGCCGTTGGTCACGTAGACCGGGCGGCCGTAGACCGTCGGAGCCATCGCGTCGGCGAGCATCACCGAGCCCGTGTTCGCGTGGGCCGCGAGCAGGGCACCGAAACCGACCGGGCTAACCACCCAGCTCGTATTCGCGGCGAGGGGGTCGATCTTGCCGACCATGTCGGCCAGCT